TTGTTGTGCCGTCGAGATTGCCACCTGTTGCTTCAGCGGCATCCATAGATGCCTTCATGAGGTCTAACCCCTGCTTGGCNGTTAAGGTTCCACCGTTAAGCGTTTTTGCTTGTCCCGCAATCTTGGAAAAAGAATCTGCAATTTGCTGTGCGGTNNAGGTGGATGTTCCCGCCGTTTGAAAAAAAGCATCACTAATTTTTCCGGCATTGGCAATGGAGATGTTTGCGCTTGCGGCAATTTTGTCGGTAGTTGATTGGTACTTTTGACCAAAGTCAACGGAAATTGCGGCCACTCCAGCAACAGCCGCTCCAGCCATGATGTATGGGCTTGGAATGCTTCCGATTACTGACAACATTCCAGTTCCGCTAGCGCCAGCCTTCTCCATGCTTGCGGCAACTTCGTCGGTCTTTCCCTTCATCGCACCAAGTGGTCCAGGAAGGTGATTGAGGATTGAACCTAGTGTTCCAAACTTCCCACCGGAATCCTTTGCCGCTGTTCCAGCATCTCGTGCGGCTTTTTCCGCTTTGGATAGACCGCCCTCCGCCTCTGATGCGCCCTTAGAAACCCCCCCACCGAAAGCGCCACCAGCATCCGCTCCAGCGGTCTCCAGATCGCCCTTGATGCCCGTTGTCGCGTTTTTGACGCCACCCTCCAGACCAGCGCCCGCACCGTCGCCAGCGGCCTTTGCTTCGACGGCAAAAGCCTCCATCTCGCCCTTGGTCTTGGTGAGACTGGCGGTGAATTCTTCTGTATTAGCGAGTAGCGTTGCTACGACTGGTTCAAGGACGGCCATTAGCGTCTCCTTGGATGCGTTCAATAAATTTCATGAACTTGGAAATGTCGGCGATGAGTTGCACTGCTAGCGTCTTTCTTCCTGTAACTCGTTAACTGCTTCTTCGTAGGTGTCGTGAATCTTCAGAAGCCACGTTGTTTCCTTGAAAGGCCGACTCTCATATTCTGCCACAGAACAGGAAAACAGTTTGCAGTAGCGGTACGCCCGTGCGAGTTCCTCCAACTCTGGGTCTATTTCGTCAAGCAGTAATCCACCCTTGAAAGCCGCCTTTAGTTGACGGAGTTTTCTGTAGGCGCTTTTGGGTCGGCGGCTCCCTCCATGCCATATTGCTCACCGAAATTCAAGTCAACTGCGGCTGTCGTTAGTGGTTCGTAAATTGAACGTGGCAAGTCATCAACCTCATCAACGTTTGTGGGAATCGGTTGATCTAGTGTCCATGACTTCAATCGAAGGACAACACAGGTCCGTTGAAAAAGGTCAATGGAGTTGTAGTCGTCGTCCGGCATTTCGGCAATTACGCGCCAAGCCTCTGGGTCTCCATCAACAAATCCCATGTCTTCTAGCGACTTTGCCACCGATGCCGCAACGCGTGTTGACTTTTGAATCGTCTTGATTTCCTTGTTGGTCAATTCGTCGTCGTCCTTTAGGACCGCACTGTGGTTGTTGGGAAGTGAAATAATCGTACTCATGGTCGGTTCCTTTTTTATCGGTTGTTCTTGCGGTTTTGAAAGTTTGCTGTTTCTGCTTCATGCACGGCAATCAGCCAGTCAATAGCCTTTGGGTCCTCGTTGTCCAGCGTAACGAAGTCCTGGTGAGATGTCCCAGTAAAGATTTTTCGGTAGGTGTATTCCCGCAGGTAATTGAGTGCAACGGAGCAATCGGTGATGTCCTCTGCCTTTGCACTGTCTTGGCTTAGATAAACGGCGAGACGGCGAAGTTGAGAAAATGCACTCGAAATATCGGCATCGGGACGAAAGTCCACTTTTTGCTCGGTATCTCTCCTGCTAAAAAGTTGAAAGTTTTTCATGTTTTGCGCCCGTCCTTGTTTTGGGTTTCCGAATTGCTTCGATTAGTAAGCGGTACTAACTCCGTTGTTGATGGTTACCTTGACCGGCGAGTAGCCAGCGCTAGTGGCGTCGGTCGTGTTGGCAACTGCCGTGAACTTTGTATCCAACGAGATGTATGCCTTTGACTGGTCAATGAACGGGTCCATCAACTGAACGTTCGACATCTGGAACTGAACAAAATAGCCGGTAGCCGGGTCCGTGAACTTAAGGATGACTTGTTGCTGGTCACGGATAAGTGAATTGGCATAGAAGGTTTCGTTGGATTCAACAACGAACTTCATTGTTCCAGTTACCTCGATTGGGCCTTGGAAGTTATTGTATGGAGCCTGTTGTCCAAGCGTAAAGATTGGTGCAGTGTTCCTTTTGATATCCAATGCCGCTGACTCAACGACGGCAACCGAAGCGCCACCGATTGAGGCCGAGCAAGCCCACGAAGGAACGAGGTGTTGGGTTGACTCATTTGCGGTAACCGATGCCACGGTTGTTGAAATGTTTCCAACAAAGTTGAACGATGTTTCCACGGCGGCGTCGGCGGCAAATGCGAGGGCGATGTCCACACAGCGTGCGGCTGTGATTTGGTATGTGTTATCAACCGAGTCGTTAATCAAGGTGTAAGAGGGAGCCTGAGAACCTTGGTTGGGGGCGTTTAGCACCCCGATGGTGTGTGACCAAACGCTTGCCCCAACCGAAGCAACGGCGTCCGCTCCACCAAGAACCGAACGAATGAGTTGAGGATAAACGTCGGAGTACATGAACGTTTTGCCGCTGAACATGTCGTGACGAACACCGGGAACCTGGTCGTAGTGACCGACGGGAGAACCACGGAAGTCGCTGTCGTCGAGCCATTTCAACGTTGGTGTGAGTTTCGGGCTACCGATTGGCGTGAAGGTAGATACGCTTGCGGCAGTTCCGTAGGTGGATTCGGTTGCTAAACCCCAGTAGGAGTTTGCGGTCATGAAAGGCATTAGTTGTTCTCCTTGGAATCGTCAGCCGTTTCCGGTGACTCTGTTATTTCTTTCCGTTCTTCAGTGGTCTTTGTTTGGCTAACTTTTGGATTATCTGCAATAAGTGCAAGCAATGGATGGTCAACCGTCGCGTCTACGTCAATCGTGTCCCCAGTCTTGGGAACCCATGTTTCTCCGTCTTTTTGCAACGTGATGAAGACCGTCGGCAAATCTCCTGTGTATTGGTATCTTGGCACAAATCTCCTAAACTCAACACTTTGGGTCAATCAAGTTGACCTAAGTACAGCGTACATGATGGCCAGGAAAGCCGTTTGATGGCCTCGTGAATCTTGTAAATTGCCTCTAAACGTCCAGAACCTCGCACACCGAAACGTGAGCGACTGCTTGAAATAATGTCACGCCTCCGTCAAGTGTTCGTGGAATCGTGTAGTCAAGACGGATGTCCGTACCACCATTCTCGTTGCCTTCGCCCCACTGGAATACGACATTTGCGTTCCCGGCATTTCGGTCGGCTTGAATCCAAGCGGTCAAGTTGTCAATGAAGGTGTCGAACTCATGTTGGCCTTGAACGGTTTCTGGCTGGTTTGATTTGAAAATAATGAGGAGGCCGAGGTCGTAGATTCGGAACTTCCGTCCATCGTGCGGTCCGCCCAGTGCAATACGACGCTCCTGCTGGGTCGTCATGAACATGTAGATAGCGGCACCCATTCCCACGCCCGGATAAGTGTTGGTGAAAAGGTCCGCCTCGTTTGAAACCTTCGGTAGTGCCGTGTAGACAACTCCGAGGTTTGGAATGTTCGACGATTGCGGCTGGAGGTACTGATAAACCGCCTGGGTAACTGTGACCTTTGGCATGATTAGTAGCCGATAAACCTTTGTCGGAAATTGTCCAGCAACTTCGAAGCCAACGCAATGTCAGCATTTCCGCCCTGGGGTATTCCTGAGTCAACTCTTGAAACAGCGCCCATGTCCTGAACAATCAAGGCTCCCGAACCACGTTGTTTGATGAGTGCAGTGGTCATAAGGATGGCCGCTTCTTTTACTGCCTTGGGAAGGTTGGTGATATTCATTCCCGAAACGTGGTTGTACAAAACGGGTGAGACAAGTGGAAGTACGGGTGTGTCCGGTATGTAATTACTCGCCACCGTCACAACCTCGTCATTGGGCGCATCGTAAATCGTCAGTTGTGTTCCCGGATAAATGCCAAGCCCACTCTGCACCGTGATCGAAGCGGCTCCAGCAGAAACCGAAGCAGAAAGCGTGGTGTTTGGAAATCCGTTGACGTAGGTCCACTGACAAAGATAGGGTTGAGTTGAAACTCCTATGGGCCAAGCGCCAGTACCAGTTCCACCAGTTGTGTAGCCCTGGCCTCCTTGAAATGTGTTCCAGCCATACGTCGCATTTGGCTGAACGATGAACTCTTGTGGGTAGATGACTATGTTCCCCTGCGGCGTGATTGACGATGAAGTGAAAGATGTTCCCGGTGCCGAATAAGTGAACGCTTGAACTTCCAAGATTGGCCAAAGTTTTGGATGAACAACAAGTTGGCCTACTCGGTTGCCCCAAATTTGAGCGTTCTCTACGTTAGAGGTGGCACACAAAGTTCCCCAAGCGCTTCCCGTGACGTATTGGTCAATCCACGAGGAGGCTCGTCCGATGGTTTCTTGGAGAGCAATAAGTTGGCTCTGAGGCCCTCCGTTGATTAGGTTGAATGTGTCCATTGCCGTCGGTGCACGCTGGTACTCATCGGTCGTGATGTACGGAGTCGTTTGTCCGTAGGTCTGAAGATAAGGTGCGTAGGCTGACGTACTGCTCATGGTGCTCTTTCGCCGGGATTAACAGTTGTTTCTATCTTGCCACAATCGGCAAGAAGCCGTCACAGAATCTTGGCGTACCTGTTGTACTTGGAAACCCCATTATCCCAATCACTGTACCAACCGTCACTCCAAAGCGTGTACAACTGCTCAAAGTACGCCTGGTATTGCTCGGCACAACGCTCTAAGGAAAAGTTTTGCAACGCGTAATTCCGTATTGCATGTGGGTCCAAGTCGCCCACGTTTTGAAGCCCCCACACCGCCTCGCCAAGGGTACGGAACCGATAACCCGTTAGCCCGTGAATGTTGTTCTCTGGGAAGGCTCCCCAATCGGTTGTGAGTACCGGAGTACCGCAAAACATGGGCTCAATCGAAGTTCCACCAAAAGGCTCTAGGTAGTTCGTGCAAAGGAGTACGGCTTTGGCTTTGGACATCACCTCACTTCGGCGCTCTTTGTCCAAGTGTCCAATGAACTCAAAATGGTCACCCTCGATAGTGAACTCACTCGTTACCAATTTGCCTGGCTCGTAGTGAATCACGCCTTGACCGGCCAGAAGCAACTTATCTCCGCTTCGTCGTGTTGCCTCAACCGCCGTCTCCACTCCCTTGCGACTAATCATTCGACCGATGTAAAGGACGTAATCTTCCTTGCGCTCATTGAACTCGAAGTCGGCTGGGTCAAAGTAGTTTGGAATCACACAGTCAAAAAATCGCCCGTTGTCCGTGCCGTTCATTCCATAAACATTGTGCATCCATGCGTATGACTCGAACACCTTGTAGTCACTCCACACGCCCGAGTAACCGATGCCGAACTCCACCGGAATCATGTCTGGCAAACCGTCGGCTATTTGTTTTTGGCAATTACCACCGATCAGGCAAAGGAAATCTCGCTCGGAATGACGTNGTTCTTTGATCTTTTCGATAGCCCGATTATTCATCGTTTGCCATGATGCGTGAGTGTTATCCCAAGACAATTCAAAGAACTTCGAACGGTGATCGTACTGCCCGAACCACGCCTGTTGCTCAGCCTTGCTTACCAACTGAACGTGAGTTCCTGGCGCTTCATTTTCCTCGGATGAATACACGAACACCTCGTGGCCGAGGTCGCTCATCATGCGCGCAAACTTATTGATCTTTTGCGTGTAGGCGCACGCCACGTATTCTTCGGTGGTCTGCGTATGCGGGAGACTTACGATATGAAAAACAAACCTGTTCATGCCTTTTTCCTTTTTTGGGCGGACGGTTAGGTACTCTAAACGCTAACAAGATGAACGTTCAACCAAGTGACGGTTGCTGTCGAGTCTACGTTGATGGTGCCTCCTGAAGATTGTGCTGCAAAGAGACTAATAACGTCACCGGCGCTGAGCGCACTGTCCACGGTAATTCCAGCCGTTTGAAAAGAGTTTGCATCACTGCTCCTCATTCCTGAANNGTCATAAACAGGATTCGTTGTTGAGTTGACCCCAATGCCGATAGCAAATGAGTATGCAGCCGACGAGTCGAAACGGACCTGTGCGTTAATGCTGTAAATTCCAGCGACGGGAACAGTAATTCCAGCAGTACCAACGCTTGCCGAACCCTTGGCATACGCCTGCGTTAACGGAGTGATCTTTGTCCAAGATACAAGCGAATACGAGTTAGCGACCGATGCCGTGGCGTTTAAGTTCGCTCTAGCCGCCGTAAACGATTGNGGTGGATTTCCTCCCGCTGGATTAACCCAAGACGATGTGTTGGAGTTGTAGACAAGGTAGACGCTTTGCCCACCTCCTATGCGAGAAGTCGTCGTGTAGTCGAGAGTATTACCAGCGCCAGCCGCAACGGTGACGTAGGAGGTAAACGCCACCGTAGAGAGAACGTAAACGCCACATACCGTTCCATTTGGCGGTGACGCTGGAAGCGTGAGCACGAAGTTCGATGACGGGTTGCAGATTGTAAGTTGGCCAGCAACGGCAGTGGCCGTAGTGCCAACGCTCGCCGATGTTGGGAACTGCCCTTGCCACTGTGGAGCGCTCGCACCCGAGTTGACCGAAAGGATTTGACCCGCTAAACCAATCGGCAAAACGCTTCCGGCAACTGAAGCCGTCGAGTATGGGATTTGCCCAGCCGCTGTGTATTGACTTATTGGAAGGCTTGTTGTTGGTGTGACCGACGAGATGCGCCCATAGGAGTCTGTGGTGATTACTGGAATGACACTTGCCGAGCCGTAGGTCCCAGCCGCTCCCGTTGCTCCGAGTCCCACGCTTGCCGCTGTAATTGTTCCAGTATTTGTAATTGGTGCGATGGCATAGACACTCGCCGCAGAGCCTGTGTTTCCTTGGGGTCCGGTTGCGCCAGTATTTCCCGTTGGTCCAGTTGCTCCGCTGAATGCCGCTCCAGTAGCGCCGGTGCTTCCTTGCGGTCCAGTTGCACCCGAAAATGCTGGACCCGTATTTCCGGTTGGACCNGTGCTTCCAGTGGCTCCTTGTGGACCTGTCGCCCCGATTAGTCCGGCAATCGAAAATGTCCATGATGAATACGGTCCGCCCGAACCGCCAACGGTGTCGGCGTTGATTGTGATGCTCGTGTTGGCTACAACCGCCGTCACAACCCCCTCCAGGTAATCGGTAGGTGTTGTTGTGTAGATTGCGCGTACGCGTTGACCCGCTTGATAGGCACCCGTATTAGTAACAGCGAACGCAACCGAGCCAATCGTTAGGCTCGCGCTTGTCGTTGAAGTGGATTGCGAATATCCCGGTCCGGTAGAACCAGTGTTTCCTTGAGGCCCGGTACTTCCCGTATTGCCACTAGCCCCAACGGAACCCGTGAAGCCTTGAGGACCTGTTGCCCCCGTCGCACCCGTGAAGGCAGGACCCGTCGAGCCGGTATTTCCTTGTGGCCCAGTAGAGCCCGTGAACCCTTGTGGACCCACTGAACCAGTAGCACCCGTGGCCCCTGTGAAACCTTGTGGTCCAACCGAGCCAGAAGAACCTGTCGCTCCTGTAAATCCTTGCGGTCCAATGGGTCCAGTGTTACCGACTGGTCCCGTGCTTCCAGTATTTCCGCTCGCCCCAACTGCTCCCGTGTTTCCGGTCGGTCCCGTTGCTCCTGTGGCGCCCGTGAATGCCGCTCCAGTCGCTCCTGTGTTCCCAATAGGCCCAGTGGCACCCGTATTCCCCTGCGGACCTGTAGCGCCGGAATAAGCGGCACCCGTAGCACCTGTTGAGCCCTGTGGTCCCGTTGGGCCAGTCGAGGTTTGAACTAACCACGTAGCGTTGTTCGCGTCGTACACCAATGAAATGCCGTTGTAGTAACCAGCGGCGAGCGTGTAGGTACTTCCCGTTCCAAGCGTGTCGCCCACTCCTGGTGCAAC